CAAAAACCTATATGGCCCGGCAGTTCTTCTTTTACAACTGGATCAACACCATTTGGTTTTTTTGATACTGATGCATTATTTCAATCTCACGCAGATAAATTTGCAAAGTTTGCAGCACAATCAATGGGATATCCGATAATGGATGTAGAATTACAAGCTCTTAATTTTTATACAGCATTAGAGGCAGCAACTGTAGAATATTCTAATCAAGTTAATCAAGTAAATATCGTTAATAATTTATATAATACATTGGGTGTCCAAACCGGATCTGGATTTATGTCTGGCAATAGTTTTACGGATTCATTGATAGGAAATTCATTTGGATATGTTACTAAACTATCAAAAGCATATGGTACAGAAGCAGATTCGGGTGGTAACTTAAAATGGTATAGAATTCAATTTGATATAGAACCAGGACAACAAACATATAGTATTCGAACAGCAGTATCAAAATCATTAGGCATCATATTAACTACTAGTTCTGTTGAAGTTAAACGAGTTCTTCATAATGCACCACCTGCTATTGTAAGATATTTTGATCCATTTGTTGGAACAGGCTTAGGCTCACAACAATTATTAGATTCATTTGATTTTGGAGGATTTTCTCCATCAGTATCATTCATGATGATGCCAATACACGCAGATTTAATGAGATTGCAAGCAATAGAATTTAATGATCAAATTCGTAAGTCACAATATTCATTTGAGATACATGGAGATGATATTAAATTTTGGCCAGTACCAGTTCGACCAACTGGATCAACATCAGCAACACCATTCTTTAAAAATGTATATGTAGATGTTGTATTCGATGATGCTAAAACTAATGAAGCAGTATTATTTGGTAATACAGCACTTATGCGCGGTGTAGTAACAGACGCATCAAATATACCATATACTTATCAAACATATAGTAGAATTAATGATATGGGGCGTAGTTGGATATTTAGATATGCATTAGCAACTGCAAAAGAAATGTTAGGTATGGTTCGTAGCAAATACAGCAATGTTCCAATTCCAAACGGCGAAGTAACATTAAATGGTTCAGATTTAATGTCACAGGGACAAACAGAAAAAGAAGCATTGATAACACAATTACGAGAATTTTTAGAAAAATTAACTCGCGAGCAGATGATTACAAGACAAAATACAGAAGCAACGCAGATGTTAGAAATATATGCTAAAGTTCCATTAAAAATTTATGTTGCATAAGGAGATAAAATGGCACTATTTGGTTCAATGCGAGATGCAAAATTTTTAGCATCAATCAATGCTGAATTGATTAATGCCATTGTTGATACAGAAATTGAATTTTATAAATTGATTGTTGAAACAACAGAATCTGATATCTACGGAGAATCTGATGCAAAATCATATTATGATTCATTGTTATTGCCTTGTATCATAACTAAAGATGAAAAAAATGCAGCAATGGATGATTATGGCCATTCATATACTAGAACATTGACTTTTGGTGTATCTCGAGATTTACTTGAAAAATCAGATTTTTATCCTGAAGTTGGGGACATTGTATTTTGGGATAACGAATACTATGAATTGGATAATGTTGATGCAAATCAGTATTTTGCTGGCAAAAATCCTGAAACATGGCCCAATGGCGATTCTCATGGTTATAGTGTTTCTGTTATGTGTAATGCACATGCAACTCGCCAGACGCCACAAAATATTGTTAATTTACGAAGAGGCGGTACAAACAACGCATTTCCATTTAAAGGACATTAATGCCTAGATTAAACAGACAAAATATAGATCGCAAAACAAATAAACCTAATCCTGCAAAAACAGAAGGTTTAACTGACGATCTACTGTTAAATAGAGCTTTGCAAACCCGTAGAGATGATGACGATATACGCACTCGCCAAAGAACTATATATGAAATTGATTTTGCAATTAAATGGTTTATTGACAATGAAATTCAACCACAGATAGTTGCAAATAATGAAACAATTAATGTTCCTGTAATTTTCGCAAATGGCGAAAAATGGGACAATGTACGACGTTTAGGTTATTTGCGTGATGAAAAAGGAATGTTGCAATCACCATTGATCATGATTAAACGTAACAGTGTTCAAGAAAGAGATGAACAACGAACATTGGATGTTAATCGTCCTAATACCGGAAATTACATTGTGCATAAAAGCAAATACAATGAACGAAATCGTTATGAAGATGAATTGTTTCCGATTCCAAAAAATCAACCGCAACAATCTGAAAAATTTTATATTGTAGATATACCAAAATATGTTAC